CCGCGCTGTCCGCGGCCCTCGTCGCATGCAGCCTGCACGTTCCGCGCTTTCCCTCTCACTCCTGCACCCGGGGCATTCGCCGTACCTCGGCCATCCCGCACTTCGCATGACGCCTAGGCTGGTCGTCTCCGAGCGGTCCTTTTCGCCCTTCGCTGTCCCGACTGGCACGGGTAACTGGTCTGTAGCCCTCATTACTCCCATGTTGAGCTCGGCCGGCAATCTCTCGTGTGCTGAAATAGGCAAGGTCGGGTCCGGCACAGGCGTGCCTGGTACCACGGAGAGTTCGATCCCTACGTCAATCATGTCTGGTGTCAGCACTGGCAATGAGTACCGGCTCAACCGCCTTGCGGTGACCATCACGGTCGCGCCTGGTGCCGTCTCGTCGTTGTATCCCACGACGACAGTTCTTTTCGGCACACTGCGCGGTCGTATGAACCGCACGGGTTTTGCGACGTACAATGCGATCGGGAACTGGCTTGCCTCGCTGCCGGAGATCACTTGTCGGGCGGCGCCTGCGCTCGCGCAGCATGCTGTCCATCTCGTGTCTTATCCTCTGGATGTGCCCGAGTTCCACCAGTTCTCGAAGCAGTCTGCCTCCGTTGCGACTTCCAACGAGGAGTCCGACAGGATGTGCACTATTGCGATCGCAATACAACAGAACGTGATTGGGTCGCTGGACACCGTCGCTCTTTCCGTAAGTTCAGAGTGGGATGTCATGGCGACCAACAACACCGACCCTTTCCTGCACGCCGCCCACAAGCTGCAGCAGACTGCTCCTCTTCCGGTCTGGGAGAAGTTGACGGCTGCCGCGTTTGCTGCTGGTGGTGTCGTTGAGGCTGTCGGTGCTGTGGGAGCCGCGCTCGGTCGTGGTGCCATCGCCGACGCGATGCCGGTGGCACGAGTTGCGCTTCCTGCCATAATGGACATGGCACCCATTGGCCTGTGAGGACAGGCCTAGCCCGCCTTTTGCGGGCCTACCAGGCTCTGGGTAACCTGGTCAGTATCAGTCCCCCCC